ATAGCTTTAGCAATATCATTACTGTATAGCGTCATAAACACCTAGCGCTTCCAGAATTAATCTCCAGTCTTCCTGAGATTTATGCATATTCCTTGATCTATCTACCTTACCATTAGATAAATATATCCCGCCCCAAACTCCAACCTCTGAGTTATCTATACCAGTCTTGTGACAGTTTTTTAAAACTGGACAGGACAGGCACATGGAGTCTATCGTTGCGGCATGTATTCCATCTTCTTCGTACTTGTCAAAAAAATAATCTGTAGGCAGTCCATTACAGGCTGCCAGGTCTTGCCACCTGAACCTATTTTTGTCTAACCCTAGCTTATCTAGAAGTTCTGACACTTGTAGGTACTTTCCATAGCCCGTTGTTGTTTACAACAACTCTTTTAGCAGTACCCCACTGGTTATTGTGAAATCTTCCATTAGTTTTTGACCAACCTGAATTGGTTGATTGCCAAATTATAATATCGTAGTTTTCCCACCATACATTCGGTGTATTCTTTACAAAAGATTCTGCTTGATTTAGATCTAACATATTGAACTTAAGCATTGTCATTTTTCTCCTTAGACAGCTTATTAAAACTAGAAGATTTTTCTAGCCTGGACAACCTTCGCTGCTCCTGCATTGCAAGATGTTTTGCGAGGACTCTTAAAAGTCTCTCTATCTCTTTTACAGAGGTAGCAATTTGTTTAATAGATTTAATCATTGTATATATAGTATCAAATTTATAGGCTATATGTCAAGCGGTTTTATGCTCTATAACCCTTATATTATTTTTTTGGGCAAACTCTCTTATTTTGCCAGCCCTAAAGTCTTTACCACGATTAAACAAAACCATGAAATCTGGGGACTGGTCCAAAACTTTATCTAGTCTTTGATCAAAATCTATAGACTTAGACGGTATGAATTCAGATACTTTAAAACCTTTTCCAGTAAGAAAGTTCTTAGTTTTTGCAACATAAGAGCCTACTATTTGTTCTGCGCCCAGTCTGTCTAGGTGCATAAAGGTAATATTTTTATCTTCTTTATCCATTTCTTGAATCATTAATGTAATAACCCTAGCAATAGTTAACGAATCATCCCAGTCTTGGGATCCAGTAGCCCATAATTTCATTACCTACTCCGTAGGTTGATTTACTTTTGGAGCTTCTGTTACAACTTGTGCTTCTGTTTGAACTGCTTCAACTGGAGCATCGTTTTGTACTTCAGCTTTTGGCTCTTCCGATACTGGAGTAGCAACTGTTGGCTCAGCAACAACTGGTTCGGCAACAACTGGAGCAACTTCAACTGGGGTAACTTCTGCTACGGCAGGAACTTCAACAGTTTCTTTTACTTCTACATTTTCTGTAATTTGTGCGACTGGTTGTGTTTGTGCTGGAACTTGTTCCTCTACTACTGGTACATTATTTCCAACCGCTGGCTCTGTGTCTGGTTCTAGTGGAGCATCAATTTCTTCTACTTCCACGGCCTGAGCAGAGTTTTCTCTACCCAATTGTCCAAGGAATGCTCCGTCCCAAATTGAACTCATTTTTCTCATTTCTCTTTTATTCTTGATTGATTGTGCTTTTTGACGAGACCAAGAATAACCTGCGTCTCCTCCCCAAAGATCCCAAGCAACACGGCCTGGGCTAGGGAAACCTTCTTCACCAGAACTAAATCCAGTGGCTTTTTTATCTACCTCGTGTCTACTAAAAAAAGAGTACATACGCATTACAGTACTTTCGCTTAAAGATTCATTATTTACTATTTGGTTTGCACGAGTTAAACCAATTCTAGTTCCACCACGTTTTCCTTCTTTTTTCCATTGAAGGGCACGACGAGCAGCAGACTTCATACCATCTGTTGGTTTATATCCTTCAGCCATACTTCTTCACCATCCTCTAATACTTGTAATGGAACATGCATAGGACACAAGTAAATTTGTTCACCACTTTTTGTCTTTGAAAAAACAATAAGCAGTTCTTTTGTGCCACAGCTTGTACACTCTATCATATAATTATACCATCAATCTTTGGGATCGTCCATATGATAAAAGCCATATTTTTCAATCTCATTTAGACCCTCATTACTAACACTAAATATAGCCTCTAAATTCTCATTATACTGAACATCGACCAAGCCTTTATTAAACAAATCCATTAATGATTCTTCAAGGTCTTCGTTAAAAACCTCTAGGAGTTCTGGGCAGTATTCTCTCATTTTATCTGGGTCTATTTTATACAATAGTTCGCCATCTTTAGATACCCCATCTATGTTTATTGCACCAACATCCATTAAATAGGTAAATAGGGCATCTTCCTCTTCCCTATTGCTGTCTTCCATACTTCTCCTTTTCTAGAGCCCCTGGAGGGATTTGAACCCCCGACCTACCGCTTACAAGGCGGTTGCTCTGCCACTGAGCTACAGAGGCTAAGCGTCCCTGGCAGGAATCGAACCTGCGACCTACTGCTTAGAAGGCAGTTGCTCTATCCTACTGAGCTACAGAGACATATACATTTATTCAACGTATACGTCGACTAACTTATTTTTTTTAAGCCAATCAAATGTAGCCATAAGTTGCTCCCTTGTCTCACAAGTTTCACAACCATCGTACAGATCGTAAGGCTCCCAGTCATCTTTTATATCATCTTCGTATAAAAAATTATAACATGAATTTCTATGATCTGTAATAAAATTTTGCAGTTGCTCTGCCTCAAGCGTTGTTAGCTTAACTTCCTGCATTATTTCTCTCCCAATGTGTTACCCAAAAATACTGGCATTTATCACAGCACGGAGTATTGTATGGGCTAGTAGTAGCGTGTTGATATTTAATATAATACATAGGATCTTTTTTAAATAGGTTAGCTTTATGTGTGGTTATAATACGCATAACTGTATCTTGATTCATCCACCAATTTTGTGGGTGCTTTCCCCAATCACTACTAAATCTATTATATAAAGAATTTAAATTATCTTTGTTCTTATCTGTTTTGATGCCACGACCCTTAGCTTCATGTATCATTGACTGAACATATTTCCATAGGCCATGCTCATAGCCCTTCCACATTAAAACTGCTGGATGATTTCTCCATGCTCCAGAAGGCGAATTATTTGATAGGATATTTAGTATTTGATAGCACTCTAATATTTGTTTATTTAATCTTTTAGAGTCAAGCGACTTAGCGCATTCGTATGAATTTGTAGATGTTAGAAATGTTTGCATCTCTATCCATTCTCTAGTAGTTATATAATAATTGTATACTATTAATTTGTACTATGTCAATAGGAGGGGCAGACCAAAAAGGTGTGGTGGTGGAATTTTGATCCGCCCCAGCGATCTTAACCAGATTTGAACTGGTGTCTTCCAATATAATGGTGTTCTGACCTACTGAACTATAAGACCTAGGTGGGGCATTTTATACACATGCCCCAGGTGTCAGAAGTTACTTCTTAAGAAGTAGTTTCTGTAATGCTGCAATTTGCTTATTGATTTGAGCAATAAGAGCAACGATTGCCTTTAGAACTTCAGCATTGGATACCTCTGCTGAGCTTGGTGCAACCTTGTATGATACTACCTTAGCAGAATCTGTTGATACATAAGCAGGTAGATCAACTACCGCATTGTATGAACCAGTGTTATTACCAACGGTAAACTTGTATGTCTTGGCACCGTTTGTAAATGTATCTGTTGAGGCAGCAGTTCCGATTAGCGTTAAGCCACCAGCAGAAATTGCTACTCCTGTTCCAAGTGTCGCTGCATCGTGTACCTTTGCTCCTGAAATATCAGTTGCATTTACGGTTAATGTTGCAATCTCTCCTGGAAGGTAAGAAGCCTTATCCATTGTTGCTGTGTACTTATTTACACCTTGACCACAACGTGCATCAAACTCATTTGAGTAGATTACTGAAAGGTCTGAAAGTGTATGCTGAATACGTACCTTTGTTGATCCTGATGTAGCAGCGCATGTCCAACCACCAGTTTGTACTGCTGTAGCAGATGATGCTCCGCCAACAGAAACTGCAGTTACTTGTGCGCTATACTTTGTGGTATCAGCAGTTGGAGTAATTCCAGCTAATTGATTACCAGCAGAATCTTTGACTACAAAGTCATAGGTTCCTGTACGTGCTCCGCCAGACTGTGCAATATCTTCACCAGAAACTACGATAGACGCAGCCTGTCCAGTAAAGTTAATTGATTTTGTTGTAAGTAGTGCTCCATTAAATGTGATTGTAATGGTTGTTGATACTGGCTTTCCAGCATTAGCAGTACCCTGAGTTACATAAAGAACTCCGCCAACACCAGTTTTTGCTGCTGCATTTACTTGTGTTGTTGGTGCTGCATCCCATGCTACAACTGCTCCGCCAGTAGCAATTGCTTGGATTACACCATTTGTTGAAAGTGTTGCATCGTATGCGTCTTTTGCAAGAACGTTAACATACCCTGTTCCACCATTAACAACTGTTGTTGATCCAGCAACATCTACGCTAGATGCTAGTGTGCCTTGTGTTGAAGTATCTTGAACACGACCAAAGCTGTTTGCTACAGACAAAACATTTGTCTTTGCAACAGTTGAGGCATAAATTGTCTTGATATCAATTGTAGAAGTAGTTGATCCAACCTTCTTCTTCTGAGTTACTGTAACAGTGCCTGCTCCATTAACAGTTAGTTTTACATTTGTTGGCAGTGACACCGCTGATGATGTTGTTGCTGTAAATGTAAATAGCTTACCTAGATTGGTAAGTGTAACCCCTGTAGGGTTTGAGCCAGCTGCTGTGTAATCAGTAAACGTTGCAGGTCCAGAAATCTCTAATGAGACATTGTCATCTGCTGTAGAAGCCAAGGTGTCGCTTGTAGTTAGTGCAACAACTGCATTAACTCCAGCCTCTGCCTTAGTTGTATCCGTTAATACTGTTACACCACGAGCACCTGCAGATAAAGAATCGGATAGTACGTATCCGTTACTTACAGCTGCTTGAGCTTGTGGAACTGCAACCAAGAATGTTGCTGCGATAGCCGAAACTACTACAGTAGAGATCCTTTTGATTGTATTATTCATATTTTTTTGTTTTTCCTTTTCT